GCGCTTTAGCAGTATTCCAGTATGCAGATATGGAGAAATTAGTTATATCTGCTACTGCTCTTACAGAAGTTATATTAGCTATTGCAGCATTAATCGCTGCAGTTGGTCTTATCTCGCAGAATTCTAAAAATACTGGATCTACTAAGAAGCTTCATACAATAATATATTCTATATCAGCGTTTGTGTTGGCATTGGCGGCCCTTTCATATGCTATAACTTCTGGTGCAATAGGCATGTCTGATGCCGAAGTGTCTACGGATCTTATGATAGCATTTGGCATGACCATGATTGGCTTATTAGTAACTCTTGGTTTGTTAGTGGCTGGTTTGTCCAAGATAGAGCCGAGCGGTTATAAGAAAGCCTTCATAGGCATCGGGGCTATAACATCTCTATTAGTTCCTATAGGAGCTATGATGGCTGGTCTTGCTATATTGTCTGGATATATTGACAATTCAAATGTCGACGCATTGCTTAAGACAACTGGAGGCATGCTCGGCGCTATAACAGCATTAACCGTAATACTTGCTGCTATAAGCTCTGTTAAGAAAGTAAACACCAAAAAGATATTCCGCATTTCCAGTTCTATAGCTCTGCTTTCAACGGTATTTCTGGCTATAAGTGCATCTTTATCAGCACTTGCAATAAGTAAAGCTGGATGGAAAGAATTTGGTATAGCCGTAGCATCATTGGGCATTGCTGTTGCGGCGTTAAGTATATTAGGGGCTTTAACAGCCAAGAATAAACTATATACAGAAGATTTAATGGCTATCGCAGGATCTTTTGCAATTCTTGGAATTATATTCTTAGAAACTTCTTCGGCCATGGCTATTATTAAGGCTTCCGGTGCGGGATGGGCTGAATATGGTCAGCTTGCTTTAATGATATTTGAGCTTGGTGTTATATTAGGTGCTCTTGATGCTCTGTCTAGAAGAGGCAATATACCATCCACTGGTGCGCGATTGCTGGCTATGGGTGCTATGATAACAGTAGCTGCTCAGTCCATGATCACAATCGCAAGTGCTATGGCGATATTAAAGAAAGTTGGCGCTACTGGCGATGACATGATATCCTTAGGAATTGGCTTTGGAGTTCTTTGTGGAGCTTTAACGGCATTTGCAGCTATTTCTGGATATTTTCCTATAGTATCAGCAGGCTTAATTGCCTTAGCGGAAGCATTGCTTGGTTTTGGTGTAGCAAGTCTTGGTATATCAGCTGTAATAAATTCTATCGTTACAGCATTTGTGGTGCTGTCAAGTATTTCTCACGAAAATATTGACACGTTTGTTGATAATCTGGAATATTTGTCTGATAGGATAGCTGAAATAGGTATGTCTATAGTTAAGATAATACAGACATTATCTACAACTATTGCTGCAGTAGTCGGTCAGGCGGTTGCATTTACTGTAGTAACTATGATCGGCACGCTTGCCGAGTTTCTTCCTGCAATACTGCAGGCATTATATTCTGTTTTAGTGGTATTAGTTGACTTCTTTGGTCAGCCTGAAGTTCAAGATTTGCTTAACGAGTTCAGTAAAGTAGTAGGTGAAACTATTACTAACATTGTTATCGGCGCCGTCGATGGTATGTTCTGGACCATTGCTCAGAGAACTGCTGAGTTATTTGGTATAACAAGAGATGATTTTGCGCAATTAAAAGAAGACCTTCAAGCTATTGCTGACGGAACATATGCTAGTGAGGAAGATTATATTAATCATCAGCAAATCGCCGTTAGACAAAAACAGATGGAAGAACTTCAAAATGCGGCAGAATACGTTAAAGACGCAAAGAAAGCAATGGAGAATGGTCAGGATATAGACCAGGAAAAAGTTAAACAATATATAGAATACATCAAGTATTTGAGTGATGAATTAGAGAACGCTGGCGTTATGAGTGAACGTATCGTCGATTGGGAAGCCGAAGATGGCTTAGGTGCCATGATGGGCTTACGGCATGTGTCTACCCAAAAATACGATTTTGCTACAGAAGCTGATGATATTCTTCGAGATGCTCAAATGCTAAACATTAATAATTATGATGAGTGGGCAAGTGCGATCAACGAGAATATTGACGACGTTGAATACAACTATCAAACTTTTAGAGATGAAGTTGGATCTAGTCAGTTATACGAGGAATTATTCCCTAACGCTTCCGAGACAGAAAATGCTGTTGACGCATTTGTAGATGCACAGGATAGGGCTCTTGCCCATCACTCTTCAGGTTCTAAACATTTTGGCGAGGAATATACCGAAAATTATGTCGACGGTTTAACAAATGATTATTCTGTTGAAATAGTTGAAGAAGGTACTGAAGAGCTTATTACTAGACAAAGTGATATGATGACAGATGCCGGTATACATACTGGAACACTTACTGCTAATTCCATGGCAGACGGTATGACATCAGCAGAGTCTCAGGGTTATATTATAACAGCTGCTACAGCAAATAGTGATCTTGCATATGCAGCTGCTCAGGATAATCTTAATGCTAAGGAACCTGTAACGCTTTCTGTTGATACAGAGAATACGGATAATTTAAACACATCACTTGATGAAACTGAGGATTCTGCTACTGCAGCTAAAGACGGTTTAGCAGAAGCTGACGCTCAATTAACAGATTTCTCAAATACTGCGATAGATACTACAGCTATCGTTAATAAACTTGGAAGTAGTCTTTCTTGGCTTGGCGACAAAGCATCCGCATATGGTATTGATATTAATAAATATAAGCCAATGCTCGGCAGTTTTTTAGGCACAAGCGAAGATGTATACATGTCTGCAGAGGAATGGCGCAAAAAGGGCATGGAGAAAACCTGGGGCACTATGATTGGCGGCGAGTTGTCACGCTATGAATGGGAACGTACTGGAAAATACAAATCGCTAGATGATTATATAAACCAAAATTCTCATGCTGGTGAAGAATGGGGTACAGATGTACTAGGATTAAACGCCATTAAAGAACAATCAGAAGAGGTTCAGAACGAGCTCAGTGAAACATTGGATAACGTCACTAACGGACTTGGTGGGGTTGGTGATGCTGCTGGTGCTGCTACTAAGAAGACCGATGAGCTTAAGGATTCTATAAAGTCATCTCTTGATGTATTTTCAGCATTTAATGATAAAGTCAGCACAACCGGACGTGATGTGCTTAAAAACTTCGCATCTCAGATCAAGGGCGTTACTAAATGGTCCGAGGAACTCCAGGCTTTATCAGCAAGAGGCATTAATGTGAACTTCTTGTCTGAGTTAGCTGAACAGGGTCCTGAAGCATACGAGAAGATTCATGCATTGTATACAATGACTGATTCTGAATTGTCCTTATTCAATCAGATGTATGCACAGAAGTTGAGTCTGCAGAAGAATACTGTAAAAGATATTCGTAATAGCTTTGTTAAAAATGGAGCTATGACTGCTAAAGAAGCTAAGGAATATGGTAAGACCATAACAACCGCCGCTGCATCTGGCGTTACAGATAGCACTGATAAGTTAACTAAATCTGAGACTAAAGCGCTTCAAGACGCCGCTGAAGAAGCTAGAAGACAGAAAATCGATGACAACTTTATACAAAAGTATACTGTCGAGGCAGCATATTCCAAAGAAACTCTTGATATTTTCAATCGCTTAGAAGAACTGCAGCGTGGCGGTAATGTAAATCTTCTTATGCGTCCTGCGATTGATACGAACGAGCTTAATAAACTCGGATGGGATGCTGGAGAAGGATTCGCTACCATGTTCACATCCACATTCTCAAATGAGGAAGAAGGCACTGCGATAAACTTTACTCCTATAATGATCGATCCAAAGACTGGAAAGTATTTGGGTGTCTTAGATCCAGACACATTTGACAAATATTGTCAGGATGTTGTTGAGGGTGTTAGAAAAGACGATCTGAATCTCCAGGTTGGTGCTGAATTCACAGGTGCAGATGCATTTGATCAGGCTTGTGCAGCAGCTCAGGAAATTCATGAATTACATGAACAGCTTGGTGAAGATTGGGGTAAAGACGGATTTGCATCTTTACAGGCATTTGGTGAGAATATTAATGATGCTGTTAAGAGCGATTTCATTAGTAAATTCGCTAAATCGGTTATATCTAATGATATGAAACTCTCAATGACTCAGGCATTTACAGATCTTGGTCTTGTATCCATGAATGCTTTTACTCAGTCGATGAATTTTGAAACCGCGGTTGATAAGCTTATTGAATTCAAGAATGGCGTAAAAGAGCAGGTTCGTAATGTGCTTAATTTGTTTGAAGAGGTTAAAGTTAAGACTGATAAGCAGAAGAAAGCTGAACAGATCACAACTTCTCAGATGCTGTATAACATGACAGAAAATGCGAAGAAGGTCGGTCGTTGGGCTACAAATATTCAGAGATTAACTGAACGCGGTTTGTCTGAAGGCTTAGTAGATCAGTTACGCAAACTTGGACCTGAGGGTGCTGATCAGATAGACGCTTTTGTACGTATGTCTGATAAGGAGCTTAAAAAGGCAAATGCTATATATTCTAGTTCTTTGCAGTTGGATGAGTATACATCCGACAAACTTGTTTCTACATATTCTAAAGCTGGTTTCGCGACCGCATTAGGTCTTAAGAAGGGACTTGATGATGGTAAAGATGATCTGTTATTTGCATATCAGGAGACTGGCGAGGATGCTTCTGCAGGTTTTGTAAAAGGTATAGACCCCGAAGCCGCTATGCAAGTAATGACATTCCTCGGAACAAATTCGTTATCTGCATTAAAGACTGCTTTGGATTCACACTCACCTTCTGAAGAAACAAAGAAGATAGGTATGGATACTACTGAAGGTTATGTCCTTGGTATAGCAAAGCCTAATAACTTAGTTGACGCAATGTCACATCTGGCAATTACGACTCTGGATCTATTTACTCAGTTACTCGGACCGGATAAATTCAGACAGATGGGATATGATTGCACTGACGCTTTCTCAAGAGGTATTCTCGATGGATTGGACGCAAAATCTCGCGATATTCTAACCATGTTTACCCTCAAGATGATGGGAATAAACGACAATCTTGCAGAACCTGAGAATTCTATGAAAGTTAATATAGTACCGGTAGTGGATCAAAATGCATTATACAATAGTTCTACTTTGATGAATGACTTCTTATCAAATAGAAACTTTGATATTTCTGCTACGGTAAACAGAGCAAATGCTACAAATAGAACTACTGGTGGAACTGATCAGAGTCTTATTGTGGACGCTATTAGAGGATTGCGTGATGACATTAAGAATATTAGAACTGTAAATGAGGGTTATAGGTCTGATATTGGGTCGCTTAAGAATGCTATAACATCTATGAAAGTAACATTAGACACCGGAGCACTCGTTGGACAGATCACAAATCCATTAGACGTGGCTCTTGGAACAAAGGCAATGAGAAGCTTAAGAAGGAGGGGTTAAGATATGCCGGATTTTAACTATAATGGAGAACATTCCATTTATATTTCTGGTAAAAACACATGGACTGATTGGCATTTGGCACCTCAGTCCAGACCATATGTGGCAGCCCCTCCAATTAAGGAGGAGTATGTAGACGTGCCTGGCGCTGACGGCAGCCTCGATTACACAGATGTTCTTACCGGTGGTGTCAGGTACGGTCAACGTACTGGTCAGTGGTCATTCATATTAGACAATGGTTATGTGGATCCATTCCAATTCCAGTCTGATATTTTGACCTTCTTGCATGGCAAAAAGCACCAAATAATTTTGAAAGACGATCCAGAATACTATTACACGGGCAGATTGACGTTGGACACAAAATTTGACGCCAAGGATTACAATCAGGTTGTTATAAAATACAATCTAAACCCGTACAAGTATCCTCTTGGATCGACTCGTACGATGGAATGGAAGTGGAATGACTTGTTTGGAAATACTATATATTATGGCTCGTTTACTGTTAGAACTAGAAAGATGAGAAACATAATAAATAGCGATTCGACAAATAAGACAGCAACACTTTCAGTATCTAACGCTATGACATTGATATTTGGTTCTAGGACAATTAACTTACTTCCTGGAGACAACCAGATAATTCTACGTCCTGGCGATAACATAATGACGTTCAACGGTAACGGACGTGTTACTGTTGACTATTCTTTAGGGAGGAAGTTATGATATACAGAATTGTTGCAGACGGCGTAGATATTTACGGCGACGACGCAGAAACTACATTACTTTCTCCATCACTAGAGACGGAGTTGAATACGGCGGGGAGTCTAGAGTTTACGCTCCCCCCGGATCATCCGGCTTACAATGATATTTTTGTATTAAAGACTTTTATTGAAGCATATGAAGATAGCGAACTTATCTTCTTTGGACGAGTTGCAGAAGTCTCTACTGATTGGTTCAATCAGAAACGGGTCGTATGTGAAGGCGCTCTGGCATATATGAACGACACAGTTATCCGGCCAAGTACATATGATGACGTGATGATATCAAGTGTATTCGCGGATATGATCGCTCAGCACAATGCCCAAGTAGATGAGGATAGAAAGTTTTACATAGGGACCGTTGATATTACTGATAGAAACGTAGTAACCGAAGTAGATTATGGCAATACATTGTCTACTCTCATATCTACTTGTATAGATAGTACTGGTGGGTATTTGTTCGTCAGACATGAAAACAATAAAAACTATATAGATTGGCTTAAAGAGATGCCATACGGATCAGATCAGCCAGTTCAATTTGCATATAACTTGCTGGATTACAATAGTAATCTAACTTCAGATGATATTTGCACAGTGGTACTGCCTTTAGGAACTGATTCTGAGGGAAACAAAGTTACTATAGAGTCTGTGAATGGGGGGAAAGATACCTTAGAGTCTGAAGCTGGTGTAGAATTGTACGGACGAGTGCTTAAGATACACGAATGGAATGATATTTCAGATCCTCAGACACTTAAGGACGCAGCAGCATCCTGGCTTACAGACGAACAGTATGACAAGCTCACAATCGAAGTAAATGCTGCAGAGATGCATTTCTTAGACAATGCCGTTGGATCATATAAAATGGGTCAGTTAATCACTGTTATATCTGAACCGCACGGTATAAATAAAGAACTTCCGATTATTAAACTCAGCACAGAACTTGATTCTGGTGTTAAAAAGGTTACGATTGGTACGCCACCAAGAAAAGAATTAACCACGTTAACCATATCAAATAACAAAAATCAATCTAAAAAATAAGGAGGACACTATGGTCAGATTTGTAAACATACAAAATGAGATAGATGCTCTTGAAGTCGCCTCTAGAGGAGAAGAAGTGCGAGCAGCTCTTATTAGAGCTTTAGAAGTCGTAGAGGCTATACACAATAGAAAATTCCATGAGAACGGAGGGGAAGAGACGAATGGCTAACATTTCAAGCTATTTAAATACCATAAGAACTGCAACGTCTGGTGAATCTGTAAGAACCGCCATTGCAAATGCCCTTACCGCTATCAATCAGGATAACCCCGTTACGGTACAGGGTAAGACGATAACTGCAAATGGGACGTATACTGCGGAGGGTGGTATTGCATTTAATCCAGTTACGGTTCAGGTTCCTGACGGTGGGGCAAAAGATTACAACTTCATAGATATTGAAATTGTCGAAAATGGTGAATATCCAAAGGCCGAAGACAAAGCGAAGAACACATATTATGACAAGGTGACAGTAGCAGTTCCACAGTTTGCTAATGATCTGATGGAGGAGCGTAAAATCACTAAGAATGGTGAGTACGAGGCTCTTCTTGATGGTTATGACGGCTATGCTAAAGTTATAGTGGACGTGTCAGGCGTTGACACAGACACATTCACTTGTACGTTTGTAGATGAGAACGGAACGCCTCTCAGAACAGTTCCTAACATTCCGTCTGGTGGTTGGTGCTCTGACAACGGTTTACGTCCGGCGTCTGCTACAGGTAAACCATTCCAGGGATGGAACCCAGCACCTAACAACATCAGGTATAACATTATCTGCAGACCTACGTATTATGAGCCGCAGAGGATTGCCGGAGAGATTCCGGATGACTGGGCTACAATTGTGGCAAACAAGGGCGAGCCGTATCCTATCGGGTCGTATAAGACTTTACCGTTGATAATTAATGGAAACGAGACGATGCATTGGAGTCCAGACTATCACTTTGACGAATGGCTGCCAGAAGAGCATAAACAGGACTTGCTGCTGGGCTTGCAAATGCCAATAATGATGAAAGTCGCAAATGGCGAGGATGTTTCTACATCTACATGGTTATCAGTATGGATGGGCGTTGGACCACAGATGGGTCCTTTTACACAGATGATGAGAGAAGAACCGTGGTTCCATTGGATAGCGTCGTGGGATTGGCCGGACGGCGTCATATATGGAGAAGCAACTAAAAGATTCGGCTGGTCTACATGTTCTCTAAGACATTATCTTAACGGACCGTTTTTAAACACCATTCCAGATTATATTCGTCAAGGTATTGTTCCTGTAACAAAGTCTACAACTGGAAACTGGGGTGGTACCGACAATCATATGCAGATGGATAAATATGTAAAGACGAGAGACATGATATGGATTCCTTCTGCTAAGGAGCTTTACGATGGTTCAAATGCGGACGAATATGCACTGCACTCCATGACTGGCGAAGGCATGTCATACACTGACTATTTAGCCCTTGCAAAGACTGTTGGCGAAAGCATATTTGGTAATGGTTATAAAGCGGTTCTTAGAGAAACAGCAGGTCTTAGAAACGGCGATAATTTAGATACTCACTCTAACTACACGATAGGCGGTTTCGGTAATCTATCGGCTATGTGGGCCAACGGCGGAATTTATATGAGCGGTAACACTTGGATAGATACAGATAACTATGTTCAGATCGGCTTCTGCCTCTAATGCTCCATAAACTTATAAGGCTTGAAAGAAATTTCAGGCCTTATATTTTTTTTTCATGTCCTATTATAGGAACAATAAGCCAATTAATAGGAGGTGAACATGGATAATTACGAAACAATTAATAAACAATTCGGAAAAATCGCGTGGGATCAGGTTGTAGACCGCGCAATAAATGTATTAAAAGAGCATTGTGCTCATCAAGATGCATGCGAACATTGCACACTCTACAACCCGGACTACAAATATCCGGAGGAAATGTGTAAATTAAAATGTAACCCAGAAGAATGGACGATTGTTTAAAACTTATAAGGCTTGAAAGAAATTTCAGGCCTTATATTTTTTTTTCACGGCTTATTATAGGAACGATAACCTAATAAACATATAGGAGGTAATAATATGCTTGGTAAAAGATATGCATTAGTTTTCAACAACAATAATATCGATATCGACGGATTATTTAGCGTACTGTCGGATTTTGGGACGGTAAATGAAATTCACAAAGAAAAGGAGTGGACAGCATTTATATTAACGTCCACTTTATCCGAGTGGTTAAAGTTAAAACTCGCGATGTCGACAGACAATTTAAAACTTGTTGAGGACAAGGAGACCAAGGGGATATATTATCCTATGGAAGCTTAAAACTTATAAGGCTTGAAAGAAATTTCAGGCCTTATATTTTTTTTTCACGTGGTATAATGAGGTGGGTAACCACCAATAAACATTTTTGGAGGTATTATATGAGATATGACGGTATCGAAGCACTTGGATTAGCATTAGTAGGATCACTGGCTAAGGATTATAAGTTAGCGTTTCAGAAGGGCGATAAGCCCGGCATGGAGCTGGCGAAGGAAGGCTTAGCACAGTATTCTGCAGCTATACCATGTAGTGTAGATGAGTTCTGTCAACTTATTGAGGAAAATGTTGACAAAATTTAATAGTATAAAAGGACTTGAAGAAATTCAGGTCCTTTTATATTTTCACACGCTATTATGAGATACAAGTCTGTATCTCGTCTCAAACAAATCTAAGGCTATTAAATACTTGAGGTACCAACTACGGTTGATATTTGAAGTGTTTAATAGCCTCATATCTTTTTTATTTTCATATGCTATAATAGGGCGATAGTGCCCGCACAATAAACAAGGAGGTGCCCCAATGATAGGGATACTGAGAAGTAACGAACACGAATTAAAAAGAGAAATTCAGAGAGTGAGAGATCAAATGCAGGTGTATGAAGTAGACACACCCGGCTATGATGACTGTATGAAACAGTACAAAATACTTCTTGAAGCAGAAAGAGATCTGAAGAGGATTCGTTCTGACAGAGAGAAGATATATGTAACTGCTACAGCCGGTATAGCCGGTGTGTTGTTATATCGTAAATTTATAGACACATCGGCCGATCCCTTCTTTAGGGATTTCGGAAAGCAGCTTCTCGGATGTATTAAGCACATCTGAATTGTTGTGGATATAGGGAGTGTTAACTCCCTATATTTTTTCACTCCCTATTATGAGGTGGGTAACCACCAGTAAACATCATAAAGGAGAAGGAATATGTACAAGACAATTATTGTAGATTTGAATGATGTAACGAAGGCAATAGGGTTTATTAACCTTGCCCGCAAAAAGGGAACTGCACTCGATAAACTGAGATTTTCAGATTACGATTGCATAGGCAATTGCGGCTGGGCTAAAGCACCCAATGCTTGGTATTTGCATTTTAAGATCAGCAACAAAGCTTGGACAAAAGCTCTGCAGATTATGGCAGATAACAAATTACAGTTATTACCCGAGACAACCGGGTACTAAGAAGTTATAGAGAGGTAACACTCTCTATATTTTTTCACGTTGTATAATGAGCAGTAATGTAATAAAAGCATGAATGTAAAGGAGGTTAAAATGAAGTTTAAAAAACCATTCAATATTTGCGATATTTTAAGGAAATATAGTAAAGAAGATAAAAACTTAGTTAAAGAATCATTGAAGCAAACATGCAAAATTGCAGAACGAGCTGGAGAGAAAGAAGCTTTATGGCTTACTAATTGGAGTATAGAGAGGTAACACTCTCTATATTTTTTCACGTTGTATAATGAGCAACCTTGCTCATAGAAGCAAAGGAGGTTAAAATGAAGTTTAAAAGAACATTGGAAACCATTTGTAAACGATGAGAGGAGGATAGCTGAGGTAATGAATAACCAAAAATTAGCAATAGTAAAGAAGTTTGGTGCAGCATTAGCGATATTAATTGCAGGAGTGGCAATCGGAGGAGACTTCGGTTTTATGGCCGCATTAGCATTGATATATCTATTGTTGTCGTGACTTACACAAAAATTATTTGCTGAGGTTTTCATGGCCTCAGCATTTTCATTTCCTATAATGAGCGGTAATAGTGCCGCGATAAACTAATTTAAAGGAGATAAAATTATGTTTGAAAAGAGAATTAGTGGAAAAACTCAGGTAGGAATTGTAAACGAATTCTTCAAAGAAACAGAGGTTTATTTACTCAAAACAATAGGGCAGCTTATGGGCATGTCTGCTAGTGGTTTAACAGATGGGTTAGACCCTGATCAGACAAAACTCATAAACGATGCACTGTCGTATTGGGCAAACACAAAGAAACTTTGTACAGAATACATTCACTACAATGAGAATGAGAAAGAGCTCTTAAATGAGCGTCTTGACAGACAGGACAGATTACTCGAAGAAATTAGTAAAAAACTTGAAGATCAGAATGAGCTTATTGAAAAGCTCAGTCAGAAAAAGGACAAGTAAGGCTTTGGCCAGTGGAAACACTGGCTATAAGCTTTTATATTACGAAAGGAGATAAACATATGTTGACGATATTAATTATATTAGCATTAATATTATTAGTAGCAGTAGCAATTGTTATTATTACAGGTTTGGCGATGATATGGCCAGTAACTCTTGCTATAATAACATTAACTGCATTAGATGTTATAACTATACGCAACATCTTTAAAAAGTAGGTTTTTCACGTATTATAATGAAGGAGATAGTGATATAGATCTACCACGGACGCGTACGTGGAAAAGTGATTTATATCACTATCTGTTTTTTCATAAGTTAACATGTTAACAATAAAGGAGGAAACAAATGAGCTTGAAAGAGAAACTTGTAGTCGGTGGAGAAAAGCTGCTTAGATTTGCAGATAAACACTCCACCAAAATTTTAACCGGTGTCGTGATAGGTGGTGCGGTATTGTCAGTTATATTTGCATCCGAGGCAACAGTTCGAGCAATTAGGGAGATTGACGAGGAGGAGCATGAGCGCGATCTAGACGCAAAAGCTAGAGCTGACAGAGAGCATACAATATTTGGAAAAAATTGGCAGGAGGCATATGACGTGACATATGAACCTCTTACAAATTTTGACAAGTTTAAGATTGGTTGGAAGTATTATATTCCTACATTCTTAACAGTAAGTGTGGTAATAAGTTCAGCTATTGGAGCTCAGGTAATCAACACAAGAAGACAAGCAGCATTAGCTGGTGCAGCTGAAGCAGCACAGGTAGCGCTTAAAAAGTATCAGGAAAAAGTCATTGAGCAGATTGGCGAGAACAAAGAGCGTAAAGTTCAGCATGCGGTGCATGAGGACGAGATAAAGAATCTGCAAATTCCTGATGAGTATATTAAGCGATGCGGCGCTGAAAATGGGGAGTCACTGTTTTACGATCCGAAATCTGGTCAGGAGTTTGTCTCTACGTACGAACGAGTTCGTCAGGCAGCAGACAAAGCTAATAAGATTCTCAGAGAAGAGGCTGACTATTATGCTCATGCTCTGTTTATATCTGACTGTGGCGGTAAAGAATGCGAATTTTCGTATAACAATGGTATAGCATCTAAGGGTATGTCAATGTCAGCAATTGATCAGGACTATTTTCTTGAGCCACACACCGGCATGCATAACGGTCATGAGGTAACGATTGTGTATATGAATTATGATACAATATCTAGAGAGTCATATTGATTACAAGGAATCCTTGATTGCGGTCCTGGATTCCAAATGATAGAGTATCCAAGTTTTTCACACAGTATAATGAGCGGTAATAGTGCCGCGATATCTTAATTAAAGGAGATAAGAAAATGGCTAAGAACAACAAGGTAGAAGAAAACGTAACAGTTGAAAATGTACAGGAGGAAGTTCAGCAGGCAACTGCTGATGCACCTGTGGAGGAAACGAAGGTAAGCTTTTCGGAGAAGCATCCGAAGCTTGCAGCATTTGGCGGAAAAGCAAAGAAGGTCGGAAAGTGGATCGTCATTGGTGCTGGCGCAGTCGGAACGGCTGTGTTAATCAACAAGGCGGGAGAAGCTAAAGGCTTTAATAAAGCAATTGACGCAATGAATAATGCAAGCAATGGAACAGCAGAACCGGAGGCTATACCTGAGGAGATTCCCCAGGTAGAGGAAGAGATTCCTGTAGTTGACGATGTTACAACTACAGAATTCTAAACCGGCAAATAGGATCAGAGAAATCTGGTCCTATAAGCTTTCAATTAACATTTAAACACGAGGCGTAATGTCTCATCATTTTTAAGGAGGAACAATAATGAAGAGAAAGAAAGTTAATAGCACAATCGCAAATGCTAAGAGAACCGTTACAAATGTTATTGACAAGGTTTCAGATAGCGAGTATTTTCCTTTGGCTACATATGCCGTTGGTATTGGCCTTGGTGTTGCTGCGGGGTATTTTCTTGGCAAAGCAAAAGGCGTAAAGATGGTACAGGCGCAGTACATTGAGTGGTTTAAGACTTATAAAGACGCATATCTCTATACCGGAAACGGTGTTGATATTACAACTAAGCTATCTGAATCCGGGGTACCGGCGATATGTCTCCATGCACAGAATCTGTTGCTTGAGCCGAAGGTTGTAGAGTTGGAAGCGCCTAAGGAAACTGTTAAGGATTTGGCCAAGCAGATCACTGAAATCTGTGAAGTTAAGTGATATTTCAGCTCCTATAATAGGAAGGAGGTAATGATATGAGACAGAAGCTTAGAACTCTTGGCAAGATTGCTGGCTCTATCTGCTGCACAATTGTAGGATTGTGTATAGCAGGTTATGGAGTCGACACTCTTACAAGAAGCACAAAAAAGTATTATGTCCCTGATACATCTCAGGACACAAAGGAAAACGAGGAGCAATAACGCTCCTCATCCTTTTGCAATTATATTTCATGCTGTATAATAGGAACAAGTAAACTCATAAACACATAAAGGAGGAACAAATGAAGAAATTCAAAGAAAGTAAACCTGTGAAGGGAATTGCTACAGTAGTTAAAGTAGGAGCCACGATTGGTGGCGCTGCAGTAGTAGGCTTTCTGTTAAAGAAGACGGATATCGGCGATATTAAAGGTCTTAAAAAGATATTTATACCGCTGGGCGTATTCGGTCTCGCACATGCTGCGGGAAATTTAGCAGGGGCTGCTGCTAAGGATGAAGTACTTGGGTATGCAGAAATTGCAGACGATGTAGCAGAACTCATAACAGGCGAAGATGACGATGAAGAGTTTGATGAAGACTTATTTGAGCCTGACGAGGAGGAAATCGAGGAAGCTTGAACCTATGGCTATGGGAGTTAACGCTCCTATAGCTTTTATATTTAAACAAAGTTAAGGAGGAAACATAATGTCAGAAGTAACTAAAGAGGTGGAGCGTACAGTTGATCATCCTTTGGCTAAGGAATCTAGTTCCGAGGAAAGATATTTGTCAAACTCTGACAAAGCAAAGAGGTCTGATGTATCTGCCACCACGCATCAGCCCAGAGTTGCTAAGATCGCCACCGGAACAGTAACTCGTAAAAAGGAAACTACAGCATCAAAATTCAAGAAGGCATTCTTCGGCGAAGATGTCGTGAATGTCAAAGACTATGTTATATTTGATGTGGCTATACCAGCAATCAAGGCTACATTGTCTGACATGATCGGCAATGGTGTTGAGGTTCTCTTGTTCGGCGAGGCTCGAGGAAAGCGTAAGAAGCGCGATAATGACTATGCAAGCTATTACAGACGCAGCGATTCATCAAGAGGACGAGATCGTGATGATAGACGTGGTTCTTCTATGAACAGATTCGATGATATTTGCTTAGATAGTCGCGGAGAAGCAGAAGAAGTACTGTCTAGTTTGACAGATCTCACGTATGACTATGGTCAGGCATCAGTAGCAGATTTGTACGACCTTGTCGGAATATCTGCGTCGTTTACGGATGAGAAGTATGGTTGGTATAAGGGTGATCTGAGAGGGGCAAGTGTAAGACGATCCAGAGACGGATTTATGCTTGAGCTCCCGAAGCCGGATAGACTCGATTAAACATCATAAAGGAGGAATTATATTTATGTCATCACCATTAAGATCTCTTGTAAGAGGCGTTGCAAGAAAGAACATGAAGAAGGCTGGCTACAGTAAGGTGGCTAAGGCTCAGCATCAGGAGGATAGACATCCTCTTACTGGCCGCAAGGTAATTGTCAGATTGCCTAGCTTATTTGCTGAGAGATGGAAGGGATTTATATCCAGAAGGAGGGCAAAGTAATGAAGCTGAGTGTGCTCAAGTGTGACAGATGTGGTAAGATATATGAACTCGGAAACTCATACAACCATGTTGAGGATGGCAAGGAGTATCCGGTTAACAGTATCCGTATCGGCAACTGGGATCAGAAGAACAAGAAATGGATCAGTATTGCTTCCGGCTATGATCTGTGTCCGGATTGTGCAAGAAAGATCTGTGATGTGATCTTTGAGGGAGAAAACAACAATCTCAAGATGAGATCCGTAAAGAACAAAGTAAACGATGAAGGAAAGGAGAAAGAAAATGAAAGTGAAAATGCCTAAATGCTTAATAAAGCTGGGCCTTAAAGCAAAGGAAGCATCGCCTGAGATTCTGCTTGGCGTTGGTATTGTTGCCATCGTTGGGGGTGGAGTACTGGCATGTGTAAACACAGCAAAGAAGCTCGGTGATATTTGTGACGAGCGTGAGGATGCAATTAATGAGTTTGATCATGAAAACGAGATAACTGAAGAGAATGTTAATGAGCTGTCAACAGAGGTTGCTGATGAGAGGGCTGCAGTTGTAAAGGCAGCAAACCATCACATGGCGTTTGAGATTGCCAAATTATATTCTATACCAGTAGGTCTTGTGATCCTTGGCACAACAAGCATTCTTGTTGGTCATCATCAGATCAGGAAGAGATATCTGGTAATGTCGGCTGCTTATTCAGCTATGTCAAAGGCATATGACACATACAGACGCCGTATCGTAGAAAAGTTTGGCGAGGAAGCAGACTACTACGGTCGTTATGGTTATGAGCGTCAGAAGATCCAGGTAGTAAATGAGGATGGCAGCGTAACAGAGGAAGAGGCAAACGTTGTAGATCCGGATCAGTTATATTCTGTTGCATCTCCTTATGCAAGAGTGATTGACCGAGACTCATTCCTGTTTAAGGAGTGCGGAGGATCAGCTATACACATCAGATCGCAGCTTGAGTGTTACCAGGAAATGCTGAATACTCAGTACTTTAATGGACAGCCAATCTATTACAATGACGTAATTAAATGGATATTTGGCAATAATCCGGAAAAGATGTCTGATGATGGACAGATTGTCGGATGGTATCGCAGAGATCCTAAGAATAATGAGTATGCAGACGATAAGGGAATTGATCTGAGAATCTCAACATTCTATGGTAAGCGCGGAGATGATGATCCATATGATAGAGATTATCTGTATATTCAGATCGACCCCAATGTTGCCGGCCCGATAAGTCTTGAACGTGGACAGGAAAGTTTTGAAAGAATCGGCGGCAAATACAGCTCAATCATTACCAGAAAGAACGATTAAAATAGGAGGAATTATATTCATGAGTAACACAGGTGTAGTTAAGTGGTTTAGCGATAAGAGAGGCTATGGTTTTATTGTAGACGCTGATACTGGCGTTGAATACTTTGTGCACTACAGTGCAATAGTATCAAACCACAAGTTCAAGAAGCTGGCCGAGGGACAGAAAGTGTCCTTTGACCTTGATGCAAGTAATGAAAAGGGACCGGTAGCCATTAACGTTAATTCTATCGAGGAGGAAACAAATGAACATTAAAGGAATACTCACATTCACAGCTGGTGCAGTAGTTGGATCTCTTGCAACTTATTATATTGTGAGAGAAAGCTTCAGAAAACAGGCTGACGACGAGATCGAGCAGGTTAGAGAGGTGTACAGACGCAGAGACGAGAATGATCTTGAGGATAATAAGATCCATTCTGAATCTCAGGAAGAACTCATCGAGTATTATGTAGACCGCATTCGTGAGCTCGGCGGTGATGTCCGGATCAAGGAAGAGGACGACGAGGACGAAGACGATGAAGATCATGAAGAAGTAAATCCGGTTGAGTATTCCGATGTGATTGAGGAGATTACTGAATCTGAATTCATGAACGGTTTTGAAGATTACGAATCAACCTGCATAACATTATATTTGAAGGATGAGACGTATCTTGACGAAACAGAAGAATTCATCGATGATCCGGTAAGATATATCGGAAATGCTAAGATAACTAAGCCTGGAACCACATATTACATTGATCATGCAATGATGATGAAGATCGAGGTTGAGGCAGTTGATCTGTCATACAAACGCGATGTAATTGGGGAAGTTGACGACGAAGAGGAAAATCTCGGAGACTTTGCTGATTAATTGATTGTGCCCCGGCTTCTACAGTGGAGTCGGGGTATTATATTTAAAGGAGGAACACATGTCTGACGAGACAATACTTGTTGTAATATTCATATCGTTAGCATTTTTAGTACTTAAATTAGCAGTCACAAACAGACGCATAGATCGTCTGTTTAAAATGTTATTATCGCAAGAGGCCACATTGACCAAGCTGATGAGTTTATATGTGTGTGATCCGGACAAGAACACGAAATGCAATAAGACAGATTGCTATTTGCATGGTGGTCGATGCCAGATGACATCACATGAAGAATTCTCGCGTACTGGTGAATGCAAAGACACTGACGACGGTAAGTAAAAGTTATATTTTAAAAACCCATTAACAATGAATTAGGAGGACAATTAACATGAGTAAGAAATCTTTTACAATGAAGAACAAGAAAGCTAGCAAAGTATACAAGTGCGATGGACAGTTGCTGAGAAAGATTATAACTGACAAGGGGTTTATGCCCACTGAGCTGTCTCGTATGATGGATTACTGCTCGGATTACCTGAACAGCTGCACTCGCAAAAATAAAATTAGTGACGTGTGCGTTAAGAAGCTCATGGGATACCGGATATTTCCACAGATGTACGGTGTCGAAGGCGAGATTAAGGTAGACGAGCCAAAGGAAGTTAAGATCGATAAGGATGATAACCTTAATGCTCCTAACGATGCTCTGAGTCATTGTCTTAAGAAAAAGAAGTACGGCAGGCTTGAGAAAGGCGTTAAAGGCATCGATTACGGATATGGGCCTGCGCCTAAAAATCCGAGTTATTACGCGGCTGGTCATCAAATTGCCAAAGGGCTCTTTCAGTTAATGCAGGCAAGCATTGACGATCTTAAGCGCGATCCTAAATTCAAAGAAATGATCAAGCAGGCTGTTAAGGAAGCATTTATGGATGATATTATGCATGAACCGGAGTTCAGGGGATTCATAGAGCAGACCGTTAAGGACGCTTATGGGTGGCTGTGATATGGATAAAGAGCTTAAAGAACTACAGGAAGTCATATGTTGTGGTTGTCCGTATGATGAACTGACTTTTCTGCATTGCGACAAAAATGAAGCTTTCAAAAAAGTAAAACGCATGTTGGTAGACCAAGATAAGGAGGACAAAAATGAAGATTAAAGAAGTGACCGATGAACATATATTGTTTGACAATGGTAACACAATAACTTTCGAGCACGATAGAGATTGTTGTGAGTGTAATTATGCAGACTTCGGAACACTGACCAAAAATAATGTTAATTATGGTTTTAATTTCAATGAGGAGCTTATATTTGAGTTCATAGATGGAATGGGCTTTAGGTTTGGCTCTAAAGACAGCAACGACGTCATACATTGGATATTCATAGCATGTTACTCGGATCAGAATGGCTACTATTCTAACGATATAGATATTTTATACAATGGCAACCAGGTTTTAAATGGAATCTGTGAAGAGCATATTTATTAAGGAGGTATAAATGTCAGCAATAGACCTGATTAAAAAAATAGAAGATGTGATACGTTCATTAGAAGAGACCGTCAAGTACCAGGACAGTATAATCTTAAAACAGCGTAAGATCATACAGATTCAGGACGAGTTATTGACGGAGGCCGCCGATAGGTACGAAGATGATGCTTTTTATGAAGCTATAAAAGAACTCCAAGATGAGAAAGAAAAGATAATAAAGGAGGTATAATGGAAAAACACGATAAGATTGATCTAATAATCTCGATAATAACCATAATAATCGGGATAGTGATGCTAGTGATTGTTATATTTGACGTTAGACCGCATCCAGACCCGGGTCCACAGCCGATCACCATCTCGGTAAATGTGGTACTACCTGATTGCCACGATGGTGATATTCTAGAGATCGAGGAAGCAGAGGCCACTGTTTCTGAGAATATTTCAGTGTTTACACCAGATGTGATCGCGATTACAGAAGCGGAAGCGATTGAGCTAACACGTATAGCAACGGCAGAAGCAGGAAACCAATCTGATTACGGCATTAGACTTGTGATAGACACCGTGTTAAATAGAGTAGAGGATCCGAGATTCCCTAACGATATACACAGTGTTATATTTCAGCCGAACCAGTATTACACAGCAGGCATGAATGCAGTGTCATTTAGACATGATGTTTTGTCTATGGTTTACCAGGAAGCGGAAGCCAGGACAGATACAAACGTAAAATTCTTTGCTAGATCGTGGCCTAGATCAGGAACCAGATATATACAAGAGGGAGATCATTACTTCAACTATTAACAATAAACAAAGGAGGACGTATGACCAACACCGAAAAATTAACAGAAGTATTTGGAAACTTTTTACAGGATTTGAACAGCTTAGATGACTTTAGAAAGTGGCTCAAGCAGGAATACAAACATCCTGATATTTCAGAAGAAGTCACCTACATTGAGCAGAAAGACGGACAAATGTCTTTTCTGAAAGACAAAGAACTGTATCATTTTGAGGGATGGGCATCGTGGAACGACGACAACGGATATCCTCATGCCGGTGAATTTGACATGCATACACAGGCTAAATCCGAAGCGCAGGCACTTAACAATATCAAAGCTCGTATCAAGAGACAAAACGGCTGGCCTATGAACAAACGCATTGATATTAATCTGGATGATGGTGTGTCTACTCTCACAAAGGTTATGCCACCGATATCTGAATACCGACTCATGTATCCAAATGGATCCGGTGTGGAGATATTAGTAAAAGCCAGAAACATTAATGAAGTATGTAAAAAGTTGGACGAATGTGGTATACCAACAGCAGTGTTTGACGCTGATATTCAGTTAGGAGGTATTGCCAATGAGAAAAAAGATTAGAGCTATATGGAACTGGATATTAACTATAAGCTTTATTGAGGCGTTATGTGAATTTTTCAAAAACTCATAAACAATGAATAGGAGGATATTAATATGGCAAGAAGAGGAATGCAAACAGTAAAGTCTAAGTACGATTTTGACAACTTAAGTATGTCCGATATGGTAGGTGATCCGAGGACACTGAGCAGGGCAGAACTTAAGAGACGACTCAACAACTTGTTGGGTTATAACAAACTTGAGATTAACGAAGAAGATGAGAATGATATTATTACGTTCTACACCATAGAGAGACAATCACATACAGTACGGTTCGGTGAGCATAAGGGCGAAAGACGATTCACACAAATACGCCATTATGATGATTCAGTATTTGACCCGTACGAGGACATATACCTTGAGCTTAAGAAGACTCTTGGTAAGCTTGATATTAACGAGATGGATGACGCTGGGTGTGAGCGTTTGGCAGCAGTGGTCCTTGAGGAAGTATTTAAGGACTACAAATACGCTTATCTCAAATCCAAGTCAAATTGCAAGCAGACCAGAGAAGCAGGAGAGGCTGAGATGGATCTGGCTGTATGCAAGATGACTAAGGGTATTGGATCGACCCTTGCATATCTTCCCCCGATTGAGGACGTTTGTAAGGGTTTGCAGGCACAGGTAGATAAGCATCCGAATAGATTCGAGATTTGAGGTGGCGTATGAGAACATTAGCAATAATTATATCTGTATTGATGCTTCTTGGCTGTACTGCAGTATCGTGCTTTATAGCTGGAGGAGTATACAACCAGCGCAGACACGAACAGAAGCAACTTGACAAGATCATTAATTGTCTTAAGGAGGACAATTAACATGAGTAAGAAGTTAAGAAAGTTAAATGAGATATTTAAGAAGTGTCCCAAGTGTGGAAACAAAGAGGATGTTAAAATCCAGGTATTAACTGGCAACTTGGCAGCAGACGATGAGATACTTTCTGGATCTGACGAAAGCTACAGATCATATCAGGCTAGCTGTCCGTGTTGTGGCTTCTCTATGAGACGTAGAACCGTCTTAGAACTGCAGGCTGCTTGGAACATTAGCAAGGAGAAAAGAGTCCATCATGTTAAGAATTGCATAAATGGATTGAACTCTGTTTTATATCCTGGTGGTTGCTCGTATATAAGTCGTGATGCTGTTGAGATGTGGAGAGACGAGGATGGTAGTCTTGAGAAGCTCAGAAAGCATTTGCAGCGATCTGTTGGTAAGAAGATCGAATTCAAAGAGCTTTCTGATGGAGAGGGGATGATTGTATATTCTCCGGAACTCAAGACACCCAAGAACTTTACCAGCTTTGAAGACTATGTAAGTACGTTACAGTGATATTTATGCGGTGGCGGAATAGGTAGACGCTAAATGGTCTGGGATACGGTCATGCGAAGGGTAGTAGTGTGATAGGTCGGTTCGATTCCGGCAGTTGAGATAACTTCGAAGGTCATGTAAGGTGCGAATCCTTACCCGCATAACTTTATATTTGGAGGAACGAATATGAACTCAAAAGTAAAGATAAAGAAAATGACTGAGGAAGATCTATTTAGCAAAGATGACAGCTTACGTATTCGAGAAAAGGCTTTGGATCAATGTATCGATGAGTTAGAGGCGATACAACAGTTTTACATGGACAATCCAAAGTTTATAATTGACGGCAGCCTGGTCTTTATTGTATGCCTCATAGACTACCTAAAAGAGTTAAAAACCTTGAAAGAGAAGATGCAAAAACTGCGTGAAAGATTCGAAGATTTTTGTGCTGAGGAATGTGCTATCTGTGCAATGCACACGAAAGATGGCTGCGGGCTTATCAATGATTATATAAAGAAGGAGGAACGAGAATGAACGAATCTTTTAAAAACAGTGAATTTATATTAGATGTGACGCACTCCGTAGGGGATATAATCTATAATGTCTACAACCAAGGATATGAAGATGGTCTAAAAGATGGCAAGGAATCTGCACAGATAGACAAATCAACACCCGCTGCATATGAAGCAGGCTTACAAGATGCTTGGGAATTAGCAAGAAAACTTTCTAACCTTGGGTTCAACGACACAAGAAAAGAGATATTTGGTGAGAAGTATGGTCTGTCGATAGACATTATTAAGGATTTCTCAGTCGATGAAGTCGAAGCTAAAATTGAAGAGTATGAGAAAAAGCAGAAACAGGCTGAGATGATCAAAGTGTATTTTGAACCGGTTAATGGTAAACCTGGATATGTTTGGCTTAGCCACAGGAATCTTCAAATGATCAGTATAGAATCTTTAGCGCCTTTGCTAAAGATTGATGAGGAGGAACTCAATGACAAATGAAGAAGCGGCTAAAATCCTTAAATTAGAACGAACCAGTTGGAGTATCAATCCGAATCTAAAAGTTGCCAAATGTCTATGTGATGCATATGACATGGCTATCAAAGCGTTAGAGCAAGAGCCGAAGTGGATCCACATATCAGAGAGGCTACCTGAAAAGGACGGTGAATACTTAGTCACTGTGAGTAGTTTTTGTGGTCTGCCACAACGCATAGAAGTACTTAGTTTTGCCACGGATCTGCATAAGATTGATGAATATGACTTCCCAGAACATAAATGTGGATTTTACGACTATGATTCCGAATGGGGATATTTGGAAGTGGATGATGTATTGGCTTGGATGCCTTCTTTACCAGAACCGTATAAGGAAGAAAGTGAGGATAACAAAAAATGAAGATAAAAAATTATAAATGCTCTTGCGGGTGCGATAATTTTTTCTATACCGTAGAATATCCGCATTACGGTTTATATTGTAGTGATTGCGGTAAGTGGTTAAAGCGGGCAAACAAAGAAGAAAAAAGACTATGTAAAATCTCAAACGATAATTACAATGCACATTTTGGTATACCAGTATGAAAGGAGACCAAGATAAAGGCAGAAAGTGAGGAATAATTATGGATTTAGGAGCATATGCAAATATTGATTATCTTGATGAGATTGCAGAGAAAAATAATATAGAGGTTCCTAGACTTCGTGGATATAGATTGATGAAGTATGAAGAACCTATAGATATCAAAGAAGAAGTTAATGAAGCACAGATTGCTATAGATTGTGCAAAAAATCTTTGTGAATCTGAACCTTTCTGGAGGCCATATAGTTCGTGTCATACATTGAGTAGCTATACAGATTACCTTAAAGATTTTTATTTAGTTCATGTTGGGCATGATTATTTAGATATTAGATGGGACAGAATACATGGGCAGAAAAGAAGAATACTAAAAACTTATATACACAATGAAATAGTCAAAGCTCGTAAGCAATATGAAGTCTGGAATAAATATGCTGGACGTGAAGATATATTATATATTCATGCACGTATTGGTGGTGGTAATTGGAAAGTATACTATAGTCAAGTGATAGATAAACCTTGGTTTTTAGAGAAAGTTGATGATTCGTTTGATAGCACATATTGTGATATTTATGCACGATTAGCAGATAAGCCAGAAAGTGAGGAGAATTAAATGAGCGAATATGTAAAAATCAAAAGAAGATTATATGATGAACTTATAGAAACAAAAGCAAAATATATAGTTTTGTGCAATATGCTTGAAAGCATGACTAAGGTGTATGAGGAGAATAAGATAAAGGAAGAAAGTGAGGATAAGTAAATGATTGAGAAACTCATAGATTTTGGTTGCTATGTAGTTGTGGGAGGCGTAGTAGGGTTTGTGATATTTGGAATTGCCTTCGCCATAATCATTAAGATTTTCAAAGATATTAACAAGCATATGGAGGAGAAGGAATGACCAAAGAGCAATATGATAGAATTGTAGAGCCTGACGCACCATTTGAAGAGATAGAGAAGAAACCAAAGACAATAGTTGAGTACGTAGAGAAGGTTTGGGGGCATGAGCTCTCAAAGTGGCAAAAAGAGTATATAACTGCTGCGTATGAGTACTACAAAGCTAGCCCTAATGGTATGGACGTGCCTTGGGCCCGCGGAAGTGCAAAGACTAATATTTTGGAGCTTCTTGCTGTTGTATTTGCTGCGTACGAGGAGGATAAGAAATGGTAAATTATGAGATATTACACATGGGTTCTGATTGCACTGGGCCGTATATGGTGACATTTAGTAAACCCATGACCGTTGGCAAATTTATAGAGGAAGTATTGACTACGTTCCCTAACGAATGGGGATTTATTGACGTGTTTTTACCGAAGACATTCAGTGGAGAAAAGGTGTATCATTGTGAGTATAAGTACGGTCAAATAATATCCTCTAACATCGACACCGACATACTTGCAAAAGAAATAAAAGATGTTAAAGGCCGCGGCGGATGGACAAAAAGCGACTATGACGTGTATATTTAGGAGGAAGAGAAATGAATTGGGATGAGATTAAAGACGGTAAGTGGAGCATTTGGGACAGTACAAAGAATGAGTACGACGAGTAAGGAGGAAGAGAAATGAAGACACATAGATGGCTTATTAAATGGTATCCTATAGCACCTGCTCAGCAATTAACCGTGACTAATCTTGATGTTCTTGATTGCAAAAATTATTGTTCTAAAAAATATCAAGAAGATGTGCAAAAAGAACTTGATGAGTATGATATTTGTGCTGTTAGAAAGATCGCTAAAGACGGTGAATATATGCACTACAATAATAAAACGATGCGAATTATAGAAACAGTTAGTGCTTTAGATGCTATTAATAAATTTTTTAAAGAACAATTGGAATCTAGGGAGGATAAGAAATGAATTGGGATGAGATTAAAGACGCACTTGCAGATGTTATAGTGTTTTTAATAAAGTGTTTACCTGTGATTTTCGTCATTGGCTACATTATATTCTACATAGCAGTATTCGTGGAATACAAAGACGTTCCTATGACCGAGGTTCCGGCGTGGGTAGCTTGGATGTTGTATAATAAATGAGATCGGAGGATAAGAAATGGGTGAATATATGGAAGCGCATAAAGAAATGCTAAAGCAAATGAAACGGTATAATAGCCTAGGCGAACTGATAAAACCGTCCAGAGACGAATTAAATTCTGTATATTTGGGAGCTATATCGCTTTATTTGGCTAGTATAGCTGATTCGTTGGATGAGATTGTCAGAAAGGAGAAGACTAACCGTCAAAAGGAGGATAGTATATGAATTTGAATGAAATCAAAGATGTAGAAGTAAAAGAAGACGTTGTAAATCACCCTAAGCATTACCAGATGGCTGGAGGTCTTGAGGTTATAGACTTCATCATTGGTGCTACTGCTGGGCTTAATGGAAAGGATGGATATTTTGTAGGTAATATTCTGAAGTATGTATGTAGATACTCGAAGAAGAACGGACTTGAGGATCTCAAGAAGGCTCAGTGGTATCTGAATAAATTAATAGAGAGTAAAGAGGAGGAATAACATGATTACATTAGTTATATTTGGGATTGTGAACTTTTTAACCATGCATGTATATGTTATTGATCTTTCTGAAGAGATAAAAGCCATCATATTATTGGCTTGTGTTCTAAGTGATTTGCATCTAATCTTTAAATGGAGGAAATAAATGAGCACAGGGGTAATTATATTCTTTAGTATTGTGGGTGGTATTATATCTCTAATAGCAACTTGGTATTGGGGATATTCTATGGGACAGAAAGACGCTTATCTTGATTATTTAGATAACGAGGAGTACTACGATTGGATCATGGAGGTCAAGCGTAAGCAGAACTGGGAATAGATATTTAACTTTTCTCTAGGGATGAAACATTCCCTAGAGTTTTTATATTTGAAGAAAGGAGGTGGCTCGATTGGATAATAAATATTTTAAATTCTTATATGATTGCGGATTTGGCGATAATGATCATGTAAAACTTGCAAGATATTTGCATAGTATACCATTTAACTGGACAAATGATTTTGATGGAAATAGGGCATATGACGGATTGGCTATGCGTCGAGAGTATGACAAGCCGATTACGGACGTAAATAAATCATGCAGCATGTTAGAATTCTTTATTGGATTTGCCTGGCGGTTAAATAGAGATATGGTTGGCGAGATTAGCTGCTCTGAATGGGTTAGTATAATGCTTGACAATCTTGATATTTTGCGATTTACGGATAAGCAATTTGGAAGCTCGGCTAAAGAAGATTTAAATGAGATACTTGACGATTGGGTCTCATGTAGATACGGTTCTGACGGACTTGGCGGATTGTTTCCACTTGAATACCCGCCGATGGGTGAAGATTTACGAGATGTAGATATGTGGGTTCAAGCATCATGGTGGTATAATGAGAACTATGGAGAATATTGAGAATTTCATGCGATATAATGAGAAGATACACATGGGTTTTATCTGGGTTGAATCATACCAGAATAATTCACATAGAGACTGAATAAAGTCAGGGGTCAGTCTTGTTGATATAGTGTATAAAAGATTCAAACCGGCACGGATCCTGAGTGCCCTAGGTTTTTCATGTGATTAATCTTTTATATTTTTTATTTGTATGGATCAATAGGAGGAAATGTATGAAAAAGAAGGAAATAGAAGCGCCTGAAACTGAACAGGTGGTGTATGTTAACAGCAAAGTTGTGTCTGATTTGACTGCTATAATTAATAAATATGGCAGTAAAAAGGTACAAACGGGTGTTGCGGTCATTATAGATAGGCTTAATAAGATGGAATATGGTGACTTGGTGGTTGTTTGCAAGCCGGTTTCTGGATCAGATGTGAGCAAGGAGGCTGATAATAAGAAAAAGTAGATGAGTTTGGAATCACGGTAATCACGAGGATTTGATATTTATGTGGTGGTTTGCGTTAGACTGTTTAAAAAGTTTGACTGTAAAACTTCGTGAATGTCGTGATAAAATTAAGTCGATTTGCTAAAATTTAGTTTTGTATTTGTAAAATCACGATATTCACTATATTTATTTAATATTTATTTTTTAATTAAAAAAAATATATATAGAATATATAAAATAAAAACACCGTGATTTTAAATTTTGTTGAATTTTTGGATTTTTTGCTACAAATGATGAAAGGAGGATATATATGTGGATTTCTTCAAACCGATAACAAAAAATATGTCTGGTAAGAAGGTTATGGTATGTGCCAATTATTTTAATAGGCCTTCTAAAGATATAATGATAAAAGGTCAAGACTTCTATGCTGTATGGAATGAAGAAAAGAAGTTATGGTCCACAGATATTTACGATGCCGCCAAATGCATAGATGACGAATTAATAGAATGTGCAAATGATATTCGTGATAAAGCTTTTGGAAACCTTGACGTAAATATCAAAACATTAACCGATTCTGATACGAAAGGAATGGATGATTTTAAACATTGGTATCAGAAGCAGGCAGCAGACAGTTTCAAATGGCTTAACAGTAAAGTTATATTTGCTGATGATGAAGTCACAAGGGAGGACTATGCATCATTTAAGCTTCCGTATTCTATGAAAGAAGGAGATACATCAGCTTGGGATGAGCTGGTTGGAACATTATATTCTCCAGAAGAGAAACGGAAGATAGAGTATGCAATAGGATCTATCATCAGTGGTGAGTCTAAAAGACTGCAAAAGTTATTTATATTTGTGGGTGACGCAGGAACAGGTAAGTCTACTGTTCTTAGTATCATAAGAGAAATGTTCAGAGGATACACCGCTTCGATAGACATTAAGTCTATCGGCATGGGCCAGACATTTGCACTCGAGTCACTCAGAGAGAATCCGTTAATAGCTATTCAGGATGATGTGGACTTAAGCAAGATTGAAGACAATGCTCGGTTGAACAGTATTATATCTCATGAGAACATCATGGTAAATGAGAAGCATAAGTCTCAGTATAATGCCAAGTTTCACACAATGATATTTGCAGGTACGAACAGAGAGGTTTGTATTACAGATGCTAGATCAGGCTTGCTCAGGCGTATTATAGACATTGAGCCGACTGGTCAGATATTTAGTCGCAGGGATTATGATAGTTTGATGGATCAGATACCGTTTGAATACGGTGCGATAGCTTACAAGTGTTTGCAGGTATTTAACGAAGACCCTGGATATTACAATCGTTACTACCCTGTAAAGATGATACGAGCAACAAATAGACTATACAACTTCATTGAGGAGTGTCACGAAGATTTTCTTGATGAGTGGAACGGCACAACATTGGCAGCAGCCTGGGAATGCTATAACCGGTATTGTGAATTGTCAGAGCTGAAGTATAAGTTGGATAGGCTTAAGTTCAAAACAGAGCTCAAGGACTACTTCAAGAAGTTTGCTCCAGACACAAAACGCGGAGACAAAAGATATTTTAACTACTACTCAGATTTCAGATTTACCAAGATAGGTATAGCTGATTCTGATGAAGGTTGTAGAGTTGACACATGGCTCAAGTTCAGTGTAGATGAGCCAGGGATATTTGACTACGAGGGTGAGACGTGGCCAGCTCAGTTAGCTACGTCGGACGGAATACCATCCTGTAAATGGGATAATTGCAAAACTATCCTTAAGCAGATAGATCCTCGTAAGTTACATTATGTCAAAGTTCCTGAGAATCATATAGTCATAGACTTTGATCTTAAGGATCCAGAGACAGGCGAAAAGTCGTTTGAGCTTAATATGGTTGCCGCATCTAAATGGCCTAAGACCTACGCGGAGTTGAGCAAGTCTGGTGCTGGAATTCATCTGCATTATATTTATGACGGGGATGTTAGTCAGTTAGCAAATGTCTATGACAAGGATATAGAAGTCAAAGTATTTACTGGAGGTTCAAGTCTCAGAAGAAAGTTTACGTCTTGTGTAAATTTGCCCATTGCCACCATAAATTCGGGCTTACCATTAAAGGAGGAAAAGAAGATGGTTGAGAAATTCGTTATAGCTAACGAAAAAGCTCTTCGAACCATGATCATGAAGAATCTTAATAAGGAGTATCACCCTGGTACTAAACCCTCTGTAGATTATATTTATGATCTCCTTGAAGATGCTTACAAAAATGGAGTACAGTATGATATTTCAGATCTCCGGCCGAAGATTCTTGCTTTTGCAAACAATTCAAGTAATCATTCGGAGTATTGCGTTAAACTGGTTTCAAAAATGCATTTCTATCAGGATGTAGATGCTGAAGGATCGCCATATAATAATGCCGGACCAAAGTATGCTGATGATTCGCCTATTATATTTTTCGATGTGGAAGTATTTCCTAACTTGTTTGTAATATGTTGGAAAAAAGATGGCGTTCCTGGATGTGTAAGGATGATTAATCCTACTCCGGATGCAGTGCAGAAACTGACAGAGAATAAATTAGTCGGTTTTAACAACAGAAGATATGATAATCATATTTTATGGGCAAGGATACTTGGATATTCCGAAGAGCAGCTGTATAAATTAAGTCAGAAGATCGTAAATAATGAACCAAATGCATTGTTTATGAATGCATATGGCATAAGTTACACTGATATTTATGATTTCTCGTCAGCTGGAAATAAGCAGAGCTTAAAGAAATGGGAAATACAGTTGGGTATCCATCATTTGGAACTTGGATTGCCTTGGGATCAGCCGGTGCCTGAAGAACTTTGGGATAAGGTTGCTGAATACTGTTGTAACGATGTAGAAAGCACAGAAGCGACATTCCATCATCTTGAAAGTGACTGGGTTGCAAGACAGATACTTGCTGATATTTCAGGTCTTAGTGTCAACCATAGTACAAACCAGCACTCAACCAAAATTATATTTGGCGATAACAAGCATCCGCAGAGTGAGTTCTGTTACAGAGATCTCAGCAAACCTGTAACATATCTGGAGCCGGCAGTAAGCGAGTTTCTGTGGGAAAAGTTTCCCGAAATGATGAAGTGGTGGAGCGAGAACACAGATAGTCTGTTGCCATATTTTCCGGGCTATACATATGACGGTGGTAAAAGCATTTATAAAGGCGTAGAAGTAGGAGAAGGTGGATATGTTGAATCACTTCCTGGTATGTATGGTTTAGTTGGATTGCTTGATATTGCTTCTATGCATCCTCACTCGGCGATGGCAGAATGTGCATTTGGTCCTAGATACACAAGAAGATTCCGTGATATTGTCGATGGTCGTATAAGTGTAAAGCACGAAGACTGGAGCAACATTGATGATATTTTGGATGGTGTATTAGCTAAGTATGTTCCGAAAGTTCAGTCAGGTGAAATAACATCTAAGGCATTAGCAAACGCGTTAAAGACTGTTATTAATTCTGTTTACGGTCTTACCAAGGCTAGATTTGAAAATGCGTTTAGAGATCCTAGAAACAAGGACAACATAATCGCTAAGCGTGGCGCACTGTTTATGGTGGATCTTGCTGAAGAAGTTAAAAAGCGTGGATTTACTGTAGCGCACATCAAAACAGACTCTATTAAGATTCCTGACATTACTCAGGAAATGGTTGATTTTGTAATGGAGTTCGGTAAGAGATATGGTTATACATTTGAATGGGAGGCAACATATGATAAGATGTGTTTGGTTAATGATGCTGTTTATATTGCTAAATATGCAGATGGCGAACATGAACTCGAGCTTAGTACGGGTGAGAAAATAAAGACTGCATGGACTCCTACTGGAGCTGAATTTGCGGATCCTTATATTTTCAAAAAGCTGTTCGCTAAGAAGGATCTCGTTCTGGCTGATTATGCTCAGACTAAAGAGGTTAAGAGTGCATTATATTTGGACATGAATGAAGATCTTGGTGATGATGAACATGCGTACAAGTTCGTCGGAAAAGTTGGATCGTTCTTACCCATCAAAGAAGGCTGTGGCGGCGGTATCTTATTAAGAGATCAGAATGGCAAGATGTATTCTGCGGAAGGTGCTAAAGGATATAGATGGCTCGAGACAGAAGTTGTAAAACAGTTGGGTAAGGAAGATGATCTTGATATTTCGTATTATGTGGTGGCAGCAGACAAAGCTGTTGAGCATATAGAGGAATTCGGCTCATTTAATTGGCTTGTTGATCCGACACCATACGATAGCTCAGTTCCGTTTAATACTCGTCCTTTTCAAAGTGCCGATGCCGATGATGAAGTGCCATGGGATGAAGACAATGAAGACGAGTTTTGTAAAGTAACTAAATAGTAAATGTCATTAAACAAAAACAAAGGAGGATAAAATAATGGCAGATGCAGCAGTAAGAAAATTTTATGATGTAGCAAGTGGTGCAATCAGATTCAGGAACTTCGCTGGCAAGGCAGGTCAGTTCAATGCTGAAGGAGATAGAAACTTTTGTCTCCTTCTCACTCCTGACGATGCAGACGAGATGATCAAAGAAGGATGGAACATTAGATTCCTCAATCCTAAGGATCCTGCCGACGAACCCGTGCCTTATATTCAGATTAAGGTTGGTTTCGGTGGAAAGGGCAGACCGCCTAAGGTTGTTCAGATCACAAAGAGCGGTAAGACAGTCCTTGATGAGGATACAATAAACAATCTGGATTGGGCTGAAATCGAGAAGGCTGATATTGCTATTAATCCGTACCACTACAACGTAAGCGGTAAGCAGGGTGTCAAGGCATATCTCAAGACAATGTATGTTACCATTGCAGAAGATGACTTTGAAGATCGTTATTATGATATTCCGGATTCTGCTCAGAATATCGTAGATGAAGCTTTATGATCATCAAAAGCTTGCCCTAACTAAACTCAAGACTGGCTCCATCCTTGTGGGTGGAGTCGGATCGGGCAAGTCTCTTACATCTCTCCAGTATTTTTTCAATAAAATCTGCGATGATCGAAAACATTCAGATTTATTGCTTATTATAACGACTGCTCGAAAGAGAGACACTAAAGAATGGGAAAAAGAATGTTCAAACTTTATGTTTGCTGACATGGGTGTTGATATAGTAATTGACTCTTGGAATAACATCGAGAAGTATGTAGGTATTCAAGGAAAGTATGTTATATTTGATGAGCAACGAGCCGTTGGATCAGGCAAATGGGCAAAGTCATTTGTAAAGATCGCAAAGAAGAATGACTGGATCATGTTGAGTGCAACACCTGGAGATACATGGTCTGATTATATTCCGGTTTTTGTTGCTAATGGATTTTACAAGAATCCTACAGAGTTTGTTAGAACTCATGTTGTCTTTAAACCATTCATGAAGTATCCTGTTGTCGATCACTATGTCGAGACTAAAATATTAGAACAACATAGAAACGATATTTTAGTTTATATGGACTTTAAGCGAAAAGCAGTTCATCATCCAATAGACGTTATAACGGAGTATAATCATAAAGATTACTTTTATATTGTGGATGAGGCTTGGAACATTTATAAAGATGAACCAATACGAGACGCTTCAGGATTAAGTCAAGCTCTTCGTCGCTGTGTTAACAGTGATCCAGATAGGATAAAGAAAACTATAGAGATTGTTAAAAAGAAGATCGGCTGTATTATATTTTACAATTTTGACTATGAGCTAGAATTGTTAATTGATATGTGTGAGCGTGAGCACTTTGATTATTCTCAGTGGAACGGACATAAACACGAACCGATTCCGGTTACTGACGAAAATTATTGGTGCTATCTGGTACAATACACAGCCGGTGCTGAAGGATGGAACTGCATCGAAACAGACACAATTATATTCTATAGTCAAAACCACTCGTATAAGATAATGACCCAAGCAGCTGGTCGTATAGACCGCCTCAATACACCGTTCGCCAATTTATATTTTTATACGCTTAAATCAAAGTCAAAAATTGATTCGTCAATTTCGCGATGCTTAAAGAATAAAAAAGATTTTAATGAAAATAAATATTATGAAGATACAGACGAGTTTTCTAACAGATACTAGGCATTCGGATTTTTCACGCCATATGGTGAGAGAGAAGATAAAATGGTGCGCTTGCAAGACATCATTCTATTTGTACCTCTCCTTAAAGAGCGTATGACAACATCACGTCATATGCTCTTATATTTTTAGAAAGGAATCCGAGCCATGGGAAAAAGAGAAAACGATTATCAATCTGGATTAATAGATAGAATAAAAGATCGTTTTGATGGTTGCATGGTTCTAAAAAATGATTCAAGTTATATTCGTGGAATACCGGATTTACTTGTATTATATGAAGACAAATGGGCAGCTTTAGAATGCAAACGAGGAAATAAAGCTTCTCATAGACCGTTACAGGATTACTATGTAAACAAAATGAACGATATGTCATATTCTAGTTTTATCGATCCGGATAATGAACAGGAGGTTCTGGATGAAATGGAACAGACATTCGCGCATAGAAGGACAACACGCGTTTCTAGGCGCAAGTAAACACAGCTGGCTAAATTATGATGAAGAACATTTAACAGAATCTTATTATAATTTTTTGGCTGCACAGCGTGGAACAAAGTTACATGCTATAGCTGCTGAGCTAATAAACAATCGTATTAAGTTGCCACCAACGAATGCTACACTAAACCGTTATGTTAATGATGCAATTGGGTTTAGAATGAAGACCGAGCAACCATTATATTTTTCAGACAATTGTTTTGGAACAGCAGACGCTATAGCTTATGATGAAGAAAACCGATTTTTACGAATACATGATCTAAAAACTGGATCTGAAAAAGTTACTGATAAACATGGGAACATCCCTCAATTGGAAATTTATGCTGCTTTATTTTTCTTAGAATATGATCTCGATGTCAATGACACCGAAATAGAACTGAGAATTTATCAAAACGACGATGTAATAATCACCAATCCTGATATAGACAGAATAGCTCCGGTTATTGACAAAATTATATCCTACAATAAAATAATAGAGCAGTTAAAAAGAGAGGAGTAACAAATGGAACACAGTTATATTTTGCATTCTGGCGTAAAAAGAAAGTCCGGCCGTTATGAATGGGGTTCTGGAGAACATCCTTATCAGGATGAACCATGGTTCAAGGGCTGGGGAGATTACCGTTCTAAAGGGTTAACAGATGCTGAATTAGCTGAACAGTTCGGAATGTCTATTAAAGAAATGCGTTATAGATATTCTTATGGCAAGGATGCTGAGAAAGCGGCTCAGATAGCTCATATAAAAGAGCTGAGATACACAAGACAAATGTCTGTTAATGCCATTGCTCAGAAATTAGGAATGTCTGCTTCTACTGTAGATTCATATTTAAAACCGGATCTTGAAGAAAGAGTTAGACAGACCAGAGACCTTGCTGATGCATTGATCAAATCTGCAAACAGTAATAAAGCCATACATGCAATAGATGTAGGTAAAGGTGTTTCTAATGGAATGGGCGTTAAATCCACGAAGTTAGAGGCAGCTCTTACTGTGCTTAAGGATGAAGGATATTTACTTGTAAAAGCTAAGATCCCGAATCCTGCTAATATTAAAAAGGGTACGGAGATGATGTTTTTATATTCTCCTACCGAAGCTATGAAGAAGATGAGTAACGCCGAGGCTACAAAAGCTGCATACAAAGACATAATGCAGAACCTTGACAAGATCAATCCTCCGTATGATGTCTATGTAGATGAGAATGGCAAGACAACACAGGGTATTGAACCTCCCGTATCCATCGACTCAAAGAGAATACAAGTTAGTTATGCAGATCCAAGAGATGGAATGATTGCTATAAGAAGAGGCGCTAAAGATTTGTCTCTTGGTGATGCCACATATGCACAGGTTCGTATAGGTGTTGACGGAACTCATTACATTAAGGGTGTAGCAGTTACTCTCGATGACGATAAGTTTCCTAAGGGCAAAGATATTATAGTATACTCTAATAAAAAAGAAGGAGTACCTATGACATCTCCCGATGACGATGCTAAACAGGTTCTTAAACCCATGAAAAAGAATCCAGATGGCTCTGTAGATATGGAAGATCCTTTCGGAGCTCAGATCATGGCAGGTGGTCAAAAGCACTATATTGATTCAAAGGGTAATGAACGCCTTAGCAGTATAAATAAGGTTAACGAAGAAGGTAAATGGGGCGATTGGACATCCGCTAGAACACTGGCTTCTCAGGTATTATCTAAACAAGATCCGAAACTTGCGCAGCAACAGCTGAATCTTCAAAAAGCTAGGTTTGATGAGCAGTTTGAGGAAATTAAAAAGATAACCAATCCAGTTGTTAGAGAAAAAGAACTTATTGACTTTGCAGAGGAATGCGATAAGGCGGCAGTACATTTAAAAGCTGCGTCTCTTCCTGGTCAGTCAGTAAAGGTAATCCTTCCTTCACTTAGTCTTAAACAAGGTGAAGTGTACGCACCAAGTTACAAAGATGGCGATAAGCTGGCTCTTGTCAGATACCCTCACACTGGAAAGCATGAGATGCCGATCCTTACAGTTAACAACAAGAATCGTGAAGGAAGAGCAATCTTAGGAACTAATCCATCGGATGCTATTTGTATCAATCCCAAGGATGCAGAGATCTTGTCCGGTGCAGACTTTGATGGAGATACGGTCGTTGTAATACCTAATAACAAGCATGTTGTTAGGAATGCACCTCAGCTGGAGTCATTGAAAGATTTCGATACTAAGTCAGCATATCCAGGTTATGAGGGAATGCCAGTAATAAAGCATCAGACTCAGCAGACAGAGATGGGTAAGATCACAAACCTCATAACAGACATGAACCTCATTGGTGCACCACCTGATGAGATGGCTCGTGCGGTTAAGTATTCTATGGTAATCATAGACTCTGAGAAGCATAAGCTTAACTACAAGGCATGCTATGATGAGATGCGCATTAGTGAACTCAAGGCTAAGTACCGACCTAAGGATGACAGTGATAAGAAAGCTGGTACTATAGTATCACTTGCTAGTGGCGAAGCTCATGTGCCTGAGCGTACATGGCAAGGAAAGATAGATCCTGAAACAGGCGAGAAGATCTATCGTTATACAGAACGCCGTAAGACTGTAGACCCTGTTACCGGTAAGTGGAAATACTATAACCCGTCCCATCCAAACTATGATCCAAAAGGAGAACTTGCCACTATAGAGTCTACCAATATGGCGGAAGCTAAGGATGCTATGGAACTCGTGTCTAAAGCCAAGTACCCCATGGAATTAGTTTATGCAAAGTATGCTAATCAGATGAAAGCCATGGCTAATAAGGCAAGGAAAGAGTCCCTCAAGGCAGAGGCGGTACCATACAATCCCAGTGCTGCTAAAGCTTATGCCAAGGAGATAGAGTCCCTTGCCGAAAAGGTGGAGATTTCTAAAATTAATGCAGTACTTGAAAGAAGAGCGGTACGAGCTACCACTATGATTGTTGATGAGCGTCGTAAGAACTACCCTGAGCGCTATAATCAGAAGACTCCTGATGGAAAAGCTCATCTTAAAAAGATGCGAAGTCAAGTGCTTAACCAGCAAAGAGCGATCCTAAATAAAGCAAAAGCTTTTGACATAACAGATCGCGAATGGGAAGCAATACAATCCGGCGCTTTACGTAAAACAAAAGTTAAGGAGATCATTGATCGAGCTAACCAGGAATCTGTAAAGAGTCATGCTCTTCCTAAAGATACCTCTTATACCTCTATGACACCAGCTAACATCTCTCATGCAAAGGCCATGCTAAATGCCGGGTATACCCAAGCGGAAGTTGCTGAAATGTACGGAATTAGTACAACAACTTTACGCAAAAATATTAAATAGAAAGGAGAAAGCTTATGTTAGATGAAAACAAAATGAATGTTGTTGATTGCATGCTTTCGACTTCTGACAATCCTTTTAATCCTTTCGATGAATTCGACAAATGGTATAAATTCGACGTCACTCATGGCTATGACACTTGCGGTTACTTAGCTCGTGTATGTGAACATACCGAAGGACTAGGAGACAGAGAAGAGAGGCTCTCAATTAATGACGCCATCGAAGATGCAATACGATTCAATCTAACTGGAAATAGAATCATTGTAACAAGAGATACAACTGTAAATAATTAAATGCAATTATTTTAATTATTGATTAGTGATCGATTTAACCGATTACTAACTTTAATTAAAAGCACCTTAGAACCATAGTTGTAATTAACACCCCCTGCATAGTTACCTGCCCTATTGCAAACTAATCAAAGTTTCTTTAGAGCAGGTAAACTTTTAAATAATTAATATTCTGAACATCTTTGATTTTCTTAAACATCTTAAATCTTTTAATTCCTTTTAGTTTTTCTGTAGAAACGATCAAGCTTATTGAAAACTAAATTGACCTGACCATTAAAAAAAGCAGACCCCGGAGGGGGGTCAAAATAAAGTACCCCCTCCCTTCATCGCCGCCCTCCTCGA